CCCTGGTGGGGAAGACGATTGAACTAGGCGACTCAATGAACGACATGAGCCAGCGCACCGGGGTCAGCGTCGAATCTTTGGCCAGGTTCAGGAAGGCGGCGGCCACGTCAGGAACTGACATTGATGCAGTCGCCAAATCGCTTGTCAAGCTCAGCAAAGGCCTCTACGAAACCGCACAAACCGGCAAGGGTCCGACGTCCGAAGCGCTGCAAGCTTTGGGTATCAGCGCAACGGATGCAGCCGGTAAGTTAAAAACAGCTGATCAAGTTACGCTAGAGATTGCCAATAAATTTAAGACTATGCCAGACGGTATAGAGAAAACAGCTTTAGCAATGCAGCTGTTTGGCAAATCAGGCGCTGACATGATCCCGATGTTAAATGAAGGTGGCAAAGCTATTGAATCTTTAAGCGTAAAGATGACAACCGCCTTTGCTAAAAAGGCGGATGAGTATAACGACAAGCTGGCGATGCTTGGCGGCAAGGTCGGCGGTCTTGCTGCTGGACTGACCGTGGCCTTACTGCCGGCGCTAGATGCAACAGCCACGGCGCTGACTGCGGTGATTGATGCCTTCACAATGCTGCCAGGCCCGATACAGGCAGTGGTCGGTGGTGTGGCCCTGCTGGCCGTGGGCTTTACCGTGCTGGCCCCCATCATCACCAGCGTGGTAACGGTGCTCGGGGCCTTTGCCGGCCTGGGCATTGGCGCCACCCTCGCCGGCTGGGCTGGCGCGATCGTGCCAGTAGCAACCGGCATGGCCGCCCTGGTCGCCGGGTTCGTGACCGCCCCAGTGCTGATCGGCGCGGCAGTCGTGGCCACGGCGGTGGTGATTTTCAACTTCCGCGACCAGATCGCCGATGCTTTCCGTGGCCTCTGGGATCTGATTGCCAACCCTGAAACCGGGTTTGTCGCAATGATCGGCGGTGGCTGGAACCTAATGATGGACAACATCAGCAGCTATGCCGGCAATATCCTGACCAACCTGGGCGAAAACTGGACCGCCTTTATCGACACCATCATTGGCCCTGAGAACGGCCTGATTGCCCGCCTGGGGCAAACCTGGAATGCTGGGATGGACGGCATTAGGGACTATGCCCTAGGTCTGGTGGAGCCCATCACCGATGCCTGGGAGTCGATCGTTGGCACCGTAAGAGGCGTCATCAATTCGGCCCTCAGCGTCGCAGCGCGGGGGATCAATGCCTTCATCGAGCAAGTCAACCGCCTCATTCAATCGGTCAACTCAATCAGCGGCCGGGTGGGCCTGCCGCAGCTGGGGGCTATCCAGCCCGTTGAGGTGCCATCGTTCGCCGGCGGCGGCTACACCGGCAACGGCCCACGGTCTGGCGGGCTCGACGGGCAGGGCGGATTCATGGCGATGGTCCACCCGCAGGAACAGGTCATTGATCTGCAGCGGTCGGCTCCTCGTGCTGCCACAAGCGGCGGCAGCGGGGCAGGGGGCTCCAGAGGCGGCGGCACCTTCGCCACAACGATCCAGGTTCAAACCGGCCCGATTCTGCAGCAGCCTGACGGTTCCCAATGGATCAGACGCGAGGATGCCGAGGCCATGGTGAGCGATGGCGTTGGCCAGCTCTGGGATCACATCCAGAGCTTTGACGGCCGCCGCGCGATAGGGATTGCCTGATGGCCGACTACGGCCCCCACGTCTACACCCAGACCCTGAAGTGGATGGATGGCAACGGCAACGCGAAGGGGAGATGGCACCGGCTCGATGGGATCAACAACAGCCCCTTCACTGCCTTTGATGCTGGCGACGGCGACGGGCTGCAGAGCTGGGAGTTTCAGGAGTTCAACTGCCCAGGCCTTGATTCGGGCCTGGTATCCGGATCGGTCACGATCACCTGCGCACATTCCCCCGCCGTGAAGTCGCTGGTGTTCCAAGCGGCTGCTAATCAGTGGCTCATCGAAGTAACTCAATTCGAGGTTACCCTGGCCGGCCTCTCCAGGATCTCCAGCGGGCTATTCCAGGTCAGCGGAGGAGGAGGCGGCGGCGAAGGTGGTGGCCTGACCTCAATTTCATTTTCGGCCACCAGCACACCGCCCCCGGTCATGGCGACGATGCCGCCTAGAATTGCGACTACCGAATTGATCGGGACGCCCTGCGTGCTGTCTTTCTAATGGTTGCCCCCATAATGCGGTTGGGAAATAGCGGGGGCGGTGGAAGGACTGGCGGCGCTTTGGTTGCTGGTGACGTATCTGGGTACTCCCTTTTAAGCGTAGGCGCCAAGTCGCGACCCTCTCGCTATGCAACGGGCGCCAATGCTGTGGCCTTGGGCGGGAGCATGGCCATTGGCAGCGGCAATGGAATATCAGGAGGGCTAGATCTGGGAAAAAACCAGGAGGCGATGTTGCTGTTTGAACGAATCCCGATTGTATGGACCCGTCGCGTAGGCAATACAGGCGGGGTTCTGATTGCACCCAAGGCGACTGCCTGCAGATTTGAAACCCCAGCAGAGCTACGCGAGGAACCTTATAGCGTTACCTTGGGCGGGCAAATTCAGTACAGAACCGTTAGCCTTGACCTTCCCAATACTGTAAAGGCTTTCTATCATCTTGTCTTAAGTGAAGGCAGTATAGGGGGTATTCAGGTACGCGATATCTTTCAAGGCCGTTGCAGGGTTGGCCAGTTCAGCCAATCACGAAACAAGCGAGCAGGAAGGTGGGCCCCTGGCAATTTTCTTAAAGATGTATACAGAAACATTTTGTATTTCAGGACCACCACTTTTGTGGATGGGAAAAATCAGTCCGAGGCTTTATTAAACAACAATTATTTGGTCGCCAAGGCTGTCCCAGCGCCCATGATATGCGGCACGGCTGGCACTTACGAAGGAATGTCCACGCTTTCGTTTTCAGTTGTTTACATTAATGGCGACGATCCTTATGGTGTTGCAAATGAAGATCAAGGCTACTGGAAGCGCTCGGTCCATGCCTTCATCCGCAACGGTGTACAGTCCACCCGGCTAACTGATGACACCTACGGCAGCAGTAACAACCTTGCAGAGCTTTACTACTGGCTGCTGACTCATACTCGCAAGATTCCAGAGATACAAATAGACCGTGCTTCATTGACAACAACCGCTAAATTCATGGCGGCAAATGGTTTGTTCTGGGATGGCATTCTGACCGAGCCAACCAGCACCAGCGATTGGCTGAGCAGGGTGGGGCCCTATTTCCTGGTGCGTTCTAGCACCATTGGCGGGCGGTACGGCATGAGGCCATTGCTACCCGTCACCCCATCAGGGGCAATCGACACTGAACCGCAAAAGCCTGCGTGGGTGTTTGACAGTAAAGCGATCGTTGATGGCAGCTATTCATATCAGCTAGCAGACCCAAAGGCTCGGCAGCCATATAGGGCTGAGGTGGCATGGCGGCAACAAGGGGATGACGGGCTGTCTGGGATCACCAGAACCACAACGGTCAAATATGACGACACCCCGGACTCGGCACCAATTGAGCCGTACGATATGACGCAGTTTGCCACATCTAAAGGTCATGCAGTTAAGGCTATGCGATTTAAGCAGGCAAAGCGGCGATACATTACGCATACTGCGCAGGCGATAGTCAAGGCAGGATATTGGAATGCACGGACAGGAGAAGGTGATTTAATCGCTATTCAGCTTGACCGAGAAGACGTAGACGGCGTTAATGATCCGTTAGTAGAGTGGTATTTAATTGTAAGCATGCAACAAGGTAGGGAGGGGCAGCTATCGCTAGCCCTGGAGCATTTCCCCGTTGACTCACAGCGCCGGTCGTTGGTTGCGTTGGATGTTGCAAGCGTTTCAGTGGAAGAGGATTTATTCATTACCGGCAACAGTGGGCCGTCTTGCGATGCAGACCCTAGCAGGGCCACCGATACGTCGATCCCAGAGGAGGACGCCGACAGCCGAACCGCTGAAGAAGTGTATTTCTACAACAAAAATGGGCGGTTTCCTAACAGCGGAGAGTATGCGGGCGGCGATCCTGCAGGCGGCGACATCTTTGTCGATAGCGGCACTCCTGCGGGCGATCCTGGCGGAGGGATGGCAAGACATCCG